CTACTTCATCATCTGTACCAGATTATAAAGTGCAAACTACAATTTGGAATGTTGAAAATAAAGGATTAATTACAGATGACACAGATAAATTTTTTTATGATATAATGAATGAGGAAAAAAAATAAAATGTTTTACAAAAACTTTGTACCAAAAGTCAAAAATTAATTGTATCAACAATTTAACAGCTGGATGCTGTTTATTAAATCACTGTAAATGTTATGACAACAAAGATTTTAACGATCTGGAAATACATAATTATAGCGATCTTAGCCTTCTTATTAGGTACGTTTTTTCCGAATCCAGTTGCAAAAAAGAAAACTGAAAACGCCATTATCGCCTGGGCTAAAAGCCTAGGGTTTGGTCCTCCAAGGTTTGAATATCATAATAACGAAGAATTCATTACCTCCCTTAAAAAGTGTATCACTTACCTCAATTTTGAAATTCCAACAAGAAATCACATAAATACAGAACTTATAGTAGCTCAGGCTATAGTTGAAAGTAATTATGGAACATCACGATTTGCCATTGAAGGAAACAATTTATTTGGTATAAGAGTATGGTCTAAAGAAGGTATGTTGCCTTATAGACAGCCAGATCATATAGAATGGCGTGTAAGAGTATTTAAAACTAAATGTGATTCTGTTAAATATTACATAGAGATTTTAAATACAAAACAAGTATATGCTGAATTTAGAAAAGCTAGAGATATGTCATTTAATAGAGATCCAATAAGAATGGCAAAAGCATTAGATAGTTTTTCTACAAATAAAGAATATGAAAAGCATGTTATTGAGGTTATAAATAAATTAAGAAATAATAAATAATAAATGATAGAAGCATTACTACTTTTCAATATAGCTGTTTGGACATACTATACATATTTTTATTAAAATGGAACTAAGTAAAAGTTTTACATTAAATGAATTAATAAAGTCTCAAGAAGCAATAAGACTCGGAATAGAAAATATTCCAAACAAAGAACATATAGAAAATTTAAAAATACTTTGTGAAAAAATATTACAACCTTTAAGAGATTATTATGGCTTACCTGTTTCTATATCTTCTGGATATAGATCAGTAGCACTTTGCGAAGCTATAGGATCTTCTGCCAAGAGTCAGCATACTAAGGGTCAAGCGGCAGATTTTGAAATATTTGCTATAGCAAATAAAGACGTTGCAGATTTTATTGTACAAAACCTTGAATATGATCAGTGTATACTTGAATTCTGGAATGAAAATGAACCTAATAGTGGATGGGTCCATTGTAGTTATTCAATAAATGGTAATAGGAAGCAGTACTTGAAGGCACAGAAGGTAAATGGTAAAATTGTATATTCACCAATGGTTTAATTATGCCAATAGGAAGATCCCAAATACCCCAACAAATAGAAGGAAAACTTCGTGGAGCAAAACCATCTAAAGCCATGCTTGCATATAAAAAAAGAAAGAAAAAAATAAAATGACAAAACTTTGTTCTAGAGGAAAATCAGCAGCAAAAAGAAAATTTGCAGTATATCCATCTGCATACGCAAATGCATATGCTTCAAAAATTTGTGCAGGTAAAATAAAAGATCCTTCTGGTAAAAAAAGAAAAGATTGGAAGCCTAAAGGTGCTTATATGGGTAAATTTATAGAAGTAGAAATGAATAATAAAAATTATTCTAATGAATCTTTAAAAAGTTACTATGGAGATTTATTAAAATAATGCCTGAAGATAAAAATAAAGAAGAATCTGTAATAGAACTTGCTAAAAGAGTTGGATCTAAAGAAGCAGCAAAAATTATTACAGCTGAAAAAGCAAAATTAAAGCAAGAAAATAATTTTGAAAAGACTGGACAATATTATTTTGATCTTGATCTTGGTTTAAAGCAAGGTGGTCTTGCAAAATGGTTTAATGAAAAATGGGTTGATATTTCTGCTCCTAAAAAAGGAGGAGGATATAAAGAATGTGGAAGAAAATCTGCAAATAATTCAAAAAGAGGGTATCCAAAATGTGTTCCTGCTGCAAAAGCAGCAAGAATGACAGAAAGTCAAAAAAGATCAGCGATAATTAGGAAAAGAGCTGTATCTAATACAGGTCCAAAACCAAAAAATGTTAAAACAATAGTAAATAAATCAAAAAAAATGAAAGACGGTGGTATATATAACATGACAAAAATGAGGTATATTTAAGTATTATGAAAAAATCTAAAAAATATCAAGACATGTCCATGAAACATGAAGGTATGGAATCAAAAGCTATGGAAGCTAAAGAAACCATGCTTGAAAAAAAAGGATATGAAGAAACTAAAAGTGGAAAAATGAGACCTATGAAAGCACAAGAAGGCAAAATGATGGGATTATCTTCAAAAGCAGACTTGAATAAAGATGGAAAACTATCTTCTTATGAGAAAAAAAGAGGAATGGCCATTGAAAAATCAATGTCTGAAGAACCTGTGAGTGCACAAAAAGGCAAAATGCTGGTTAAAGGTCAAAAAGCAATACAAGTTAACAAACAATACTTCGGAGAATATTAAAATGGGAATGAAAACATATTTAAAAGCAGGAATAGTTCCAAAAAACACACCAGCAAAAGTTGCAGGTATGTTAAAAGGATTTAGTGCTAAGAAAGTTTCTAAAAACAATAAGAAAAAATAATGTCTAATGGCTACTTCAGGAACTACATCATTCGATTTAGACATAGACGATATTATTGAAGAAGCCTACGAACGTTGTGGTGTAAGAACTAACAGCGGATACAATATAAAGTCAGCAAGAAGAAGTTTAAACATTTTATTTTCTGAATGGGGAAATAGAGGAGTTCATCTTTGGAAAGTTGTTCTTAAAGAACAAGCTTTGACTGCAGGTACATCAACTTATGCTACTCCATCTGATTGTAGTGACGTATTAGAAGCGTATGTTTCTACAGCTTTAACTGTAACTGAAACAACAAACGATATTTCTTTAGATAAAATTGATAGATCTGCTTATGCAGCTCTTCCTAATAAAGGACAAACTGGACAACCTTCACAATATTATGTGAATCGTCAAATTAATCCAACTATTAGTTTATATTTAACACCAGATTGTGCTCAATATATTTATTTAAAGTATTATTACATTAGTAGAATACAAGATGCAGGTGCATATAGTGATCAAGCAAATGTACCTTACAGATTTTTACCATGTATGATTTCTGGACTTGCTTATTATCTAGGACAAAAAGTTGCTCCAGATAGAGTTCAAGGATTAAAATTAATATATGAAGATGAATTACAAAGAGCTTTAGAAGAAGACTCTCAAAGAACAAGCTCTTATATTTCACCTTATTCTTACTTTGGAGATGGAATCTAATGGCATTTTCTAGAGGTAAAAGATCACTAGCTATTTCTGATAGATCAGGAATGCAATTTCCATATGTGGAAATGAAAAGAGAGTGGAATGGTTCGTGGGTTCATTATAGTGAATACGAACCAAAACAACCTCAATTAGATCCAAGACATCATAAAGCAGATCCACAGGGACTTAAAAATGCTAGATCAGATACTGTTCCAGGTGGAGGATGTTTAGTACAATTAGATTTACAATACTGGCCAGGACAATATGAAACAACAAATCCAGGTAGTATGGAACCAGCAATTAGTGGTGATGTAATTAATGCTAGAAGACAAGCTTATTCCGATGTAGGAGATGTAACTATAGATATAACATGACATACGCAGAACTATTACAACAAATTAGAGATTATACAGAAGTAGATTCTTCTGTCTTAACTAACTCTATTTGTGATACATTTATTAAAAATTCTGAATATAGAATATTTAGAGAAGCAGATGCTGATTATTCAAGAGAATATGCAACATCAACTTTTAATTCTGGAAATAAATATTTATTATTACCAGATGATAATACAGATGAAGGTTCTACAACAGTTAGAAGAGCTTTTATAGTAAGATCTGTTGTTGTAACAAATACTTCTTCAGCTCAAATATCTTTAGAACCTAGAGATGATACTTTTATTACTGAATATAATAGTTCTGGAACAAGTGGTTTTCCTAAATATTATTCAATGTACAAAGAAAATGCTATTCAAGTAGCTCCTATACCAAATGATAATTATCCAGTTACTTTAGATTATATATACACACCAGATAATTTAAGTTCAACAAATACAACAACTTATATTAGTCAAAATGCCCCAGAATTATTATTATATGCTTGTTTAGTAGAAGCCTTTGCATACTTAAAAGGACCTATGGATATGTACAAACTATATCAGGACAAGTATAATACAGCATTACAAGGATTTGCGTTAGAGCAAACAGGTAGAAGACGCAGAGACGAGTTTCAAGATGGTGTGTTACGAATTAAAATTAATTCACCATCACCATAATAACTATAAGGAGTACAACATATGGCAATATCACAAGCAGTGTGCAACACATTTAAGTCAGAACTTTTAGGTGCTGTACATGATTTCGATTCAGGTTCAGGACAATCTTTTAATTTAGCATTGTATACATCTGCAGCTAACCTATCAGCAGCTACAACAGTTTACACAACATCTGGTGAAGTTTCTGCATCAGGACAATATGCAGCAGGTGGTGGAGTTTTACAAAGCCAACAAGTATCACTTGATGGTTCTGTAGGTATAGTAGATTTTGCAGATTTATCTTTTACAGGAGTTACATTAACTGCTAGAGGAGCATTAATTTATAACAACACAACAACTGCAACTAAAAGATCAGTTTGTGTGTTAGACTTCGGTGCTGACAAAACTGCAACATCAGGAACATTTACAATCGTATTTCCAGCATTTACATCAGCAGCAGCTATATTAAGAATCGCATAATTTTAGGAGGGCCAGGTGGCAGATATTACAGTAACAGTAACGTCACCTGGTACTCTTACCACATGGGGTCAATCTTCATGGGGATCTTCTGCGTGGGGACAAATTTCAGGACTACAATCTGATCAAAATAGTGCAGATATTTTAATTGATGTTTCTTTTGATGTTACTGGTCAACAATTAACTTCTACATCTAATACAGTTTCTATAACTGTTGATTCAATAATAAATTTAAATACTAATTTACTTACAACTTTTGTTGGAGATTTAATAGCTGGACAAAGCCAAGAAGTAGAAGTTACTTCTCCTGGTGATTTACCTTGGGGCACTGAATCGTGGGGATATGGCTCGTGGGGAAATATTGGAGGAATGGATATTTCTATTGGAGCCGATGCTGTTCTTACTCCTTCACAAGAAGTAGATGTAACTGGTAATCAATTAAACACGACTACTGGAACTTTATCTATTACAGGAGACGCTAGTCTTACTTTAACTGGAATAAGTTCTCTTGTAACTACAGGAACAGTAACTGCTCAAATAGATGTTAGTGTATCTGTTACAGGACAATCTAGATCAACTACAGTAGGTACAGTTTCTGTTACTGCTGGTGCAAATATAGATGTAAATGGAAGTTCATTAACTATCTCTATAGGAGATGAAGAAGTTGATATTGCTGTTACTGTATTTGTAACTTGCGATGCACTTTCTGCAAGTGTAGGAACAGCTGAATTAGACGCTAATACTTTAGTAAATGTAACTTCAGTAT